GGTGCAACTCCTAGTTCTGTCTTCTTAACAGCGAACTGTTCGAAGCGAAGAATAGGCATTGACTGGAAAAGGATTTCCTTTGACCAGATGGTCTGAATTGCTTGTGTAAGCTGGCTGTTAGAGCCAGAGTACGCGGTAGGTGCTGCGGCTAAATTGCCGGTACCTGTTACGGCTGATGCCATGTCGGTTTTACTCCTTAGTTAGTTTTAATTGATTAGGTAACTTCTTACCCGAAGATTCCCTTGCCTCGGTCAGATGCTGATTTACCCAGCAACTTTCCTCGGTATTTTGCGTATTCGGTAACCGACATTGCGGCAATCTGCTCCGCAGTAAACGAGTTTTGCTCCATATTAGTGTCCATCGGTCCGGATGGAGGCGCTGTTACACGACTCCCAGTCATTTCTTTACGGGCATTCTGCATTGCAGATTGCGCCGATTCCAGGATTCTTGAAGATCGCTCTCTTAGTCCTGTAATACTTTGTTCAATCTCTTCAGGGGTATTTCCTGAGATGAGATCTACGAGCTCTGGCATGATGTTGTCACGCTCATCTTCTAAGCGGCGTGTGCGATACTCAGTGAGTTCCGCATATTGACGCTCACGCTCAAGAAGAGTGAAAGCACGTTCACGCTCTAGGCGTTCTGCTTCCAACTTTTGAGCCCACTCTTGTTCTTTTGCTTCAAGTAGCTGACGAACATCCATCTCAGACTCAGCCTTTTTCTTGGCTTCTGCCTCTGCTTCAGCTGCACGAGCAGCTGCTTCAGCGATGCGTTCTTCACGCTCTTTCTTAAGCAAGTTGAGTTCTTCTTTTAACGAATCTATTTGTGGATAGAGCTTTGATTTTTCTTGCTCGCGTACCCTTTTTAGATCGTCTTCACTGTAGGCTTTGTCTGTCAAGGCCTGCTCTTTTAGTGGTGTTACTAGTGGTTCTGTTGCTACTGGAACATCGGCTAGAAAAGCTGCCTGTGCTTCCGGAGTATCAACGATGTTAGTTGTTTCTGACATGCGTTTATCCTTTAGGTTAAGAGGTCGTTGTCCGATTTAGTGCCACGATGACCTGCGGATTGTTAGTGGTAATAGGCTGGCAAAGTATTGTTACTTTGTCTGCCTAAACTTGTTATTCAGGTTTGTCCGGATCCGGAGTCCTCCGTTGAGGAATCTTTGTTCCGTACGCTTCTGTAACAAGATCAACTTGAGTCTGCTGCAGTTCTTGCAGGACTCCTTCTTCTATTGGAGATATGACTCCAGGTTGGCCGGTTGGTCCAGGCCCAATACCTTCGCCTGGCTGTGCTCCAGGAGGTAGTGTTCCATCCGGAAGCATACCGGTCAGGGATGCAATAGATGACGAAATCTGATTCTTTACAAGCTGCAACGCACCGTCTGCCTTAGCATCGGCAATAAGCTCTGCACGAATTTCTTCTAGCTTCTCATCTGGGAATTCTTCACCAAGCTGACGAAGTGCGCCCTCACGACTTTCAAGACCCATACCCATCTTGGTTTGAATTTCGTTCAGAACAATTAGCTTGTCTAGAGGTAGTGGAGGTGGGAAATGTACTTGAGACTCATAGGTTAGTGGATCATTAGGATCCAACATTGGAAGTTGATGTGCCTTGATTGGACCGTTAGTCTGTTGATTCCAAACAAATACTTCAGGTTCTTTAAATGCAAGTGTGCGGAGAACAAGCTCGTTAATCTGCTGCATGCCCTCACCGTATTGAATCATCTTTTGTTGATAACGATTCATCAATGGCTGGTACTGAATAGAAAGCGCAACACCAGAAGTGTTTGAAATTGGCTGTACTTGTCCAAGAGCTGTTTCTGGAACACCAACCATTTCGTGCATAGCGGTCTTAATAATCTTTAGGTACTCCATAGCACCTGTAAGACCTTGTCCGCCACCTTCTAGATTAAATACTTGAGCGTCTTTTGGTAGCCCGCCCCAGACCTTCTTAGGTCCCTTTTCAAGGGAAGAGGCCTTAGCACCTGTAATAACTGTAACTGGTGCCGCATGGTAGTTAATAATATCTGCGATATCTGTAGCAACTTCGTTATAGTTACGATTAAGAACAATAATGTCGTGGCAATCTGAAAGTCCCCAAGGAGATCCAGATACACGTACGTTTGCAATATGAATGATTGGTACAACACCAATAGGGTTTGGGCGAGAGTCAATTAGTTCGTCGTTAATATATTCTTCAATACGGTCATCTGTAAGGATTTCAGTATATGTGTATACCTGACGAGTACCTTCTAGAGAAGTACCCCAGAAACGATACTTAAGCTTAAAACGAATTAGACGTGAACGATCATGTGGGTGGAACTCTGGGAAACAGAAAGAAGAGTTAAGTGGGAGAATACGTACACGTCCTGGGTGACCACGACCTGTTGAATCTTCGTAGCCCTCTTCATAAGCTACCTTAACAAAGCAATCTCCTGATACTCCGCCTTGCTGCCCCATTTCCCACATTACAGAATACTTATCGTTATCTATCTCCCACACTCTTTTTAATACGTCTGGGATGATTGCTTCTGTTTGTGTTGGGCTGCGGAAAGATGCTCCGCGACCAAATGTAAAGTTAATGATGTAATCGGTAAACGCACGATAATAGTTATAAACCATCTGGGACTCACCAATTTCACGGCGGTACGACCAATGGTGTCCAAGATACATTGCCCAGTTAAGTGAGTAACGATTTAGTCTTGGACCATGTACTTCAAATTCTTCATCTGCAAGTTCTACTAAGCCTAGTGGCGAGATAGAGATAGTTAAGTCAGAGGACGCAGCTCTGTAACTGGGAGGTGAAAAGTCAATGCCACCAGCCATTATTCACAACTCCCCATCTTAATTTTTAAAGCCTCTTTGTTTTTCTTTTTTCTTTTTCTCTGCTTCTTTACGCTTCTTAGCGTCTTCCGCATCTTGCTTTTCGTCACGAAGTTTTGGATCAACGTCACGCTTTGAAGCTACGAACTGTCCCCCTTGACGAGCATACTCATCCTTTAACCACTTACTAGCGGGAAAAGATAAATTCTTTGTTCCTCGAGATGGATACTTAGCTTTAGCTTGACTTCTTAACAAATTCCAAAGTTTTGGATTTGCTGGTGTGTCTGCCACTTCGTATCCTCTCTAAGTAAAAACTCCCAACCCCCGGAGAAGGGGTACGGGGGTTGGAAGCTTCTACAGTCTACTGTATTTAGTCTGCTACTTGAGCAGGGTTCATGCGTTGCTGGCGTCCGCCTGAGCGAATAACTTCCTCAATAACAACCTGTGAGTGATCACCGAAGTTACCTTGGGAGAATTCTGCGTTATAGGCTGGAGCCTCTGGCCATGCGGCTGAACCGACATGTGCACGTTGCTTCATTGTTTCTTCTGGATACTTTTCAAACACGTTAGTGTTGTGGTTAGGACGGCCCGCTGGGGTGTCATATCCTTGATCCAAACCAAGTTGGAAATCACTTGGTACATCTGTGTCAGTTGCAATGCCTTCCTCGAAACGTAGTGGTCCACGTTGTCCAGGTGCTGCAGGTGACATCTTGCGTTCATATGTTGCGCCAACTTTCTCAGGGAACTGAGGTGTTGGGGCAATGTTCTCTACTGCCATGTTATTTCTCCTATGCATAGGGATTGAGGGTCCTCAGGTATAAGTCTCTACCCTGGGGCTAGTTTTTAAATGCTAAATTAAGAAAAAAATGGAGAAGCGCTAACTTCTACTGTGGGCATAACCATGTCCTGCGTCATGGCGCAGGCAATAGCTAAAGAGTCCACAAAGTCGTCGTGGGCGTGGGCTTCATCGGGGGCGGCCACCATAAAGTTTGGCCCCTTGTACTGAACTTCTGCGTCCGTCATTTGTTGGTAAAACTTCTTCCAAAGACGTAAACGACGTGTTTTTGCATGGGCTGGCCATGAAACCATTTGTCGTTGAATTAAAGCCTGCAGGTGTTTCCAACGTTTAGATTGCTCTGTTGGACTTGAAGTAATAGGCACAACTTCAGCTCTAGGCATTAGAACCTTAAGCCGGCCCGCTACAGCATCTCCAACACCGTTAGAGTCCACCCCAATTGCCAAGACGTCGTAGTTCCCTAGGAAGTTAACAATTTGGAAGTATTGCTCTTCCCAATCATCCCCTTGGATTTCAAGCCAGTTTAAAACACGGTGGTCGTAATAACCAAACTCATCA